GCCGTCTCCCTCGCTGGCGAAGCGCTCGGCCATCATCTGCTGCAAGAGGTCGACGAAGCGATTCAGGACGGGCCGAGGATTCAGCAGGCGCCCTTCCATGCGGAGCAGGTCGTGCTCAACCGCCTCGGCCCCGTCGACGTCGTAGATGACCTGCGTCAAGGCCCTACCACCGTGGCGGGTAGTCGCGGCCGATCAGCGGATAGCCGTCGTTGAAGCCCCCGGCCGCCACGGCACCGGCGTTGCCGCCGTCTTCGCTGCCCCCGGTGCCCTGGCCCCCGCATTCCTCGGCGACCGCTGCCGACAGCGACTTCATCCGCTTGTCGTAGAGCGATTCAAGCCGGGCCGCAGTCGAGCCGCGCGCTTCGGCCTGCTCGGGCCAGTAGCTCGCCTCGATCAGGATCGCCGCCAGCATCGAGGCCGCCGCGGTGGCGGACTGCGTCAGCTGGTCGTTGCAGGGCTGCCCGCCGATCGCCGCCGCGACGTGGTCGACGGCCTGGCCGATGATCGCTTCGACCTCGGCTTTAGTCGGGCGGGTGACGTCGTTGAAGGTCCCGGCCTCACCGCCGCCGGGGATTTTGGTCCGCGCCCGGATCAGGGCGGCGACTTCGTCGACGGTGGGTTTGAAGGTCGCCTCGGCCATGAAGCCAGTCTACGGGCGCTCGCTCGCCCCCAGAACGTAAACGACCCGCTCGAGGGCGGGCCGCATACCGGGATCAGAGAAGGTCAGCGTTCTAGCGGACCAGGCGCAGACTCGGAGCGGGGTCGCCAGCTGCCGAAGAGGCTCGGGATCATCAGCTGTTCGTCCCTTCGAGCATCCAGACCGCGGAGGCGTCGAAGGCAGCGTAGACCGGGCGGCACTCCAGGACGAAGATGTCGGTTTTCCGCTTGACCTCTCGTTCCATCTCTTGGCTCATCGGAAGCTCCCACCCGATGACGCCGGGGGCGCCCGCCTTCACGAAGAGGACTTTGCCCTCGTCGATCAGCGGAGTCGCGATGATCCGGTTGATCCCGTAGCGGGAGAGCATCGCGTCGATACCGAGCGTGGTCCCAATGCCGGGGTACCAGAGGTCGAGGAAGAGAGCTTCCTCGGTGTTGATGATCATCGTGTCCGGGCGGACACCGACCTTGTCGTCGCGGAACTGTTTCAGCGCGACAGCGATGTCGAAGTGCGGCATTTTCTGGGGGTCCGCGTTCTGGACCCCGCCCGTATGGGCTTCCTGCCAGTTGACTTTGGCTTCACCGACGCGGTTCCAGTCATCGACCGCGTCGAGCAGGACCTCGATGCCGCGTCGCTGGATGATGTCGGCGAAAGTGTTAGCCGCCTTCGTGAACTGATTGCGGACGGCGATGACGTTGTTGCGCTGGCGCGCCTCGTCGGTGACCTCGATCGAACCGGCCCATGACTCGGGGCGGCGGACCTTTGGTTCGTGACGCCCGCTCGCGAGCCGCGGGGCCTCGGCGCCGGGGGCGCGAGGGGCGGGCATCGAGTCGGCGTCGAGGAAGAAGTCCTCCGGGAACGTCTCTTCGACGATGACGGCGCCGCCCTGGACGGGAGAGCCGAGGGTGCCGAAGACGTCCTCGATGAAGTAGCCCTCGTCGGCCGCGACCAACTCGCGAATGATCGCGGGGATTTTGGTCGGCGGGTTGACGTAGGTGTCGACGGTGACGGTGGTCCCGTTGACAGTGACCCCTCCGAGCGGCTGCGCTACTGGATTCTGCGGCATGTTCTCTCGTTCCTAGTCGCTCGTCGTGGGTTAGTAGAGGTCGACCTCGATGTAGTCCCCTTTTTCGCCGGAGGTCAGAGCACGACCGACGGGGGGGACTTTGTAGTCGCCTTTGCCTTCTTTGATTTCGGCTTCGCTGGAGGCGACTGCTTTGATCGCTTCGCCGTCTTTGTTGGAGCCAACCTCTTCGCCCTCGTTGATTTCGACGGCGGCCTCGACGAAGGGGATTGAGCCGGTGCGGACGCACTCGACCAGAAGCTCGACAGAGCGGGGGTCCTCTTTGGAGGGATCGGCGGAGTCGCGCTGCGTGACGCCGAACGGCTTCGCGACGTTCACCGGGCCGTGGGAGGCCAGATAGCAGCGGTCATCGCCGTAGCCGGTGACCGAGACGAAGCGACCGGCTTTCAGCTGATCGGAGGCTTCGTCGCCGTCCGGGCGAACCGTGACGTTGTCGCCGGGCTTGTAGCGGGCGATCTTCTCCATGATTACGCCGCCGCCTTCCTAGTCGTGTGACCGGGGAACATGGCCTCCATGTCGCCCTCGCCGAGCGTGGTCGCGGTTGCGGAGTCGCCCCCGCCGCCGTGGCCGACCTCGTCGACCGGGACCAGACCTGTGGGGAGCGCATCCAGTTCCGCCTCGGTGGCCTCGGGGGCCGCTTTCAGCTTGGACTCCCAGGCGCCTTTGGACGCCGGAGTGATCTTGCCCGCTTTCAGGGCCGCCGACAGAACCGACTCGCGGTGCTGGGCGACCTGCTGCACGCGGGCCTGGCGGCCAAGCTCGGCGTTCGCCTGAAGCTCGGCCAGAGCCGTTTTGTCGACGGGCACGGTCGGGGACTCGCTGGCGGATGCCGGAGCGCTGCCACCCTCGCCGCCCTCCGAGCCGGAGCCATCCCCGGACTCACCGCCCTCGCCGGACCCCTCCCCGCCGTCTCCGCCCTCGGAGCCGCCGTTGCCGGAGCCGCTGCCCTCGCCGCCCTCGTTACCGCCCTCGCCGCCGTTGCCCTCGCCCGACTCGTCTGGGTCGGCCGCGACGGCCTCCTCCAGCTGCTCGTCGGTCGCGTCCTCGGAGAGGTTGTAGGCCGCGCAGAGGCGTTTACGGGCGGCGTCGGAAAGCTCACTGAAGTTCATGCCGGAAGTGTTACCGGAGCCGTTACCCCCCCCCTCGGGACGCTCGCGGCGCTCCGATGGCACCGTCTGCTCGCGGGCCGCAAACGCTTTCAGAGTGCGGCCTCCGCTCGGTGCGGTCTGTGCGGCGGCGGCCAGGACAGCTTTCGCCTCGGGGGCAGGCTGGAAGGTTTGGATGACCCGTTCCGGCTCGCCGAAGGTGATGTTCTGGTCGGCGTCGGTCTGGATCGGGACCCGCCAGAGGGACCCCTCGTCGTCGTCGGCGATGACAACGTTCGGGTCGACGCGCACCGCGCGCGCCCACCACCAGTAGCGCTCGTCGACGCAGAAGTCGGAGTAGAAGACGTCGATGACTTTGTCCACGTCGGCCTCTAGAGTGACGGGGCCGGAGCCGCCAGCGAGGCTCACGACGGCGGCAGGCGCCTGAGTCAGCGTCATCGTCTGCTTCACGTCGCCCATGCTGACAGCGATTGGGACCCCCCCCGAGTCGGGATCGCCCGTCACGATGACGCCGTCGCCTTCGGTGAGGCGGAACTGCAAGTCCTCCAGGTCCTTCACCGCCGGGGCCTGGACGCCGAGCAGAGCGCAGGCGGTCAGGACGAAGCTGTAGTGCTTGCCGCCGGGCGTCTCGACGTCCCAGCGAGCTTCGAGCTTGCCGCCCGCCCCTTCCTCGATCGAATAGGCGCCCTCGATCGAACGTGAGGGGTAGAAGGCGGGCAGGCCATCGGCGAGCCACTTCGGAACGTAGAGGTAGTCGCCAGTGGCAGTGGCGCCATCGTTGGTCAGCCGCAGGTTGCCGACCGTGCCGAAGGCCGGTTCGCCATCGTAGAAGGGGTCGTGACCCGGATCGTCGAGGTCGGCGAAGCGCGGGTCCGTGTGCCCGATCTTCAGCCGCGCGGGCGTGATCAGCGTGTCTTCGCCAGCGCGGACGCAGTCGGCAATGTGCTCCAGCGTCAGCGTGACCGGGCCACCCGCCGAGGGCCAGTCCATACCTGCCGAGCAAAGCTCGACGTCCTTCACGGTCACAAACTCCATCGACCGGAGTCTGCCTAGCTACGTCCACCCCCTAGAAGGGACACTCGCCCCACTTCGACCCGTCGCCCTTCGGGACCACGCTCGGGCGCGGCGGGGCCGGGGCTGGGCCGCGCGCCATCATCAGCGCCGTGCCCGGCTTGTCGACTGTCCGGGTGCGCCCGTACGGGGGCCAGGTGACACGGAAGCGATCGCCCTCGCGCTCGATCGTCGCTCCCGTGGACTTCAGGGTGACGGCGCCGCCGAGGCGGTCAAGCGATTGCAGCAGGCCGTTGACCTTCGCCGCCCACTCGGGGTTGCGTTCGATCAATCGACCGAGTAGCGACGAGCCTGCCCGGCATTGAGAGTCCGCAGGGCCTCCGGGTCAACCTCCCCGTCGCGGCCCTGGAGCCAGAGCAGGGTGTCGCGGAGGCTGACGGCCGCATCCATGACCACGCCCCGGCCCCGCCCGACGATGGGCGGGAACCGGCGGGCGAGGTCACCGGGGCAATCTCGGCGCCAGTCGAAGAGGCTGGGCATCAGACCTCCCGCCCAGCCAACTCAATAACGGCTTCGGTGCCGACGAGGACGTGAGCGGCGGCTCCTAGCTTCTGGATCGCCTCGGCGAGCTTCGAGCGGCGACCGTCAAGAGCAGCCTGCTGATAGCCCCTGGCCCGCGGCGGCAGGTGCGGGTGTTCTTCATGGGTGCGTATGAAGATGCGTTCTTGCCGCGCGAGTTTGCGGCTGCGAATCGTAACGAGGCGTCGTGCCTGAGACTCGTCTTTCTTCGCATCCTCTAGCCGCCAAGCCAGAACCTCGGCAAGGTCGATGCCGTACTCAGCGGATGTTGCCGTGGCGCTCTCTAGGATCGCCGCTATTGCAGGTGAAACAGTGTCGGTAGTCATCGTGGCTCCATTCCCTTGACTGCGGTTCATGAAGCAGACACTACCGGAGTCACTTGCGCTTTGTCAAGTGCTGGCGGGCCAGTGCCACTTACACCGATAGCCGATCCAGACCTGATGAACGGCGGCCGTGCTGACCACCATCCACCATCTGCCGTCGGGGCTGCACGTGATGACGAAGCCGAACATCAGGCGGGTCGATCATGTGTCGTCGCGATCGCCGCCTCGCGTTGGCCTCGGTCCAGTTGGGCGCCCAGCGCTGGGATCAGAGCGTGGGCGTCGACGCTCTGGGCTGGGGCGCCGCACTCGGGGCAGAGGCCCTTCGCGGAAGCGGCGACGGTCGACGTCGAATTGCAGCGACAGCAGTAGCGGAGGGGGAGGCCGGTCACCGATCGAGGATGCGAACCATGACGTGCCCGGTGCGCGGGTGAATCTTGCCCAACTCGACGGCGTCGTCGACCGCTGGGTATCCGGGCGCTCGCACTCGGCCCAGCATGTAGCCCGCCGGAAGCTGCATCTGCTTCGCCATCTGGCGCTTCAGGGCAGCCCGGTCGCGCCGCTGTTTGCGGGTCAGACTAGAGGCGGGTCGAGTGAGTAGTTCTTGCGCGTTCATCGTCGAAAGAAGTAAGTGGGAGGCGGGATTGGCTGCCCGCAACCGAGGGCGGCGCCTTGCCTTAGCCTGGCGATCCTCGGAGCCTTCCGTTTGAGCCACCGCTCTACGCTGGACCCCCTGTGTTGGCGGGGACCCCACCCCTCCCACTCACCGGATCGGCCTGTGGGAAGGGCTTTACAACGCCGGAATCACAATTCGGGGCCTTCGCACCGCGACAACCCCTTTTCTGTCACTCCCGAGGCCGGGTGCCCCCGACCACGATTAGGACCCTACCGGAGTCGCTGGCGGTTTGTCAAGTAGCTGCGGGGGAAGGACTCGAACCCTCGTCTCCCGATCCAGAGTCGGGCGTCGCTACCGACTGGACTACCCCGCAAAGTGCCGGGCGGGAGGGGAGCCGTTGCATCCCCTCGCAGCATTGGCGCTCCAAAAGCCCGGCGAGACGGAGCCTAATGGAAAGCGATGAGGCCAACCACGACCACCGCCAACACCCAGAGGCCGATCAGACAGGCGTCGAGGATGCGCGGGTGCATCGCCCAGAAGGGCGAGCCACGAAGGTAGCTGACGAAGGCGAGGATCGCCAGCGCCACTGAAATCGCCAACGTCGTGTATTTGTAGAGCCGCGCCGCCCGCTCGCGCTTGGCGCGGTCCTCCTCACGAAGCGCTCGCACCTCTTCGGTCAGCGCCGCCATCGCTGTTGCCGTCTTCTCGACTGAACCGTTGATCGCCGCCAGGTGTTCGGCATGCTCGGCGAGCTTTTGATCCTGCCGCCCCGACTCGCGACCCTGCTCGAAGTTGCTTTGCGGGGTTTCGGGCATCAGTATTCCGCGACCAGCGTCCCTCGGCAGCGCAAGCCGCCTTCGCAGTCGATGTAGCCGCCGATCGGATAGGACTCTTCGGCCAGCGGAAGCGTCGACCATTCTTCGCCGTCGATCGAGTTGCAGCGGGTGCAGGTGTTCGCGTCTAGAAGCTCGGAGGCGTAGATCGTCTTCGGCCCCGAGGCGCGGAAGTAGGCCCGGCGACCGGAGTTATAGGACTGCTGGGTTGCGCCCCCCAGCTGCTCGTCGAGCGCAGCGTCGCTCAGCGAGTTCAGATGTTCGGAGACGACCGCGGCGGCAGCTTCGGGTTCGAGGGTCGACACGGCGGCGGCTTTCTTGGAGGCCGACGTCGCCAGCCCGGCCGCCAGCGTCAGCGAGGCCGCCTCGGCGCGCTCGCGCACAGTGGCCTCCAGGGCGTCGGTGTCGGCTTCGGCACCGCGGAAGGCAGCTTTCGCGCTCGGGCCAACCTGCGTCTCATGCTCGGCTCTTGCGGACGCAACCCCTTCTTCGGCAATCGCCATCATCGGCTCCGCCAGGACCTCGACGTCAACGGGGTCACAATCCAGGGAGGCCAGCGCTGCGGCGTCACCGTCGGCTGCCTCGACCGCGGCGACCAGTTGGGCGATCTGCTGGGCCTGCGCCTCACGATAGGCGCTGACCAGCGTCTCCCGCCCCGAAAGGAAGGTCTGCTCCATAGCCGCGAAGTCGACGCCCGCCGTGACCTCGAAGGCGAGCGGAGCGCGGTGCAGATCCCGGTCGGGAAGGGAGAGTGCCACGACCGGCTGAAGGGTTGGACTTCCGCTTTTGGCACCCGATCGGAGGATGGCACCTTCGGAGAGAAGCTGATCGCGAGCGCGCCTGGCGGTGCCGTTCTTGGAGTCAGTGCCGACCGCGCGCGCCAGCTGCGGCCAGGTCATCGGCGCCGTCAGCGCGGCGACCATGCGCTCGGCCAGCGCTGTCCGTTTGGGCTGCGGGCGTCCGCGGCCCTCTGCGGCCTCGGGTGGCTCGCCGGGGGGTGAGCCTTCTTCGGGCGGCTCGGGGACGGCAGGCGGGGCCGTAGACGGCTCAGGCGCGTTGCGCTGGCCGGGCACCTTGTAGCGCTGCTCGATGTAGGCGCGAAGCTCGGGGGTGACCGCGATCAGGCCGTCTTTGACGGCGGTGGCGAGGTCGGTGAAAGCGACATCGGCCGTCTCGACGCGGGTGTAGGTGATCTGCGGGGCGGCCTCGCCGGGGCCGAAGTTGCGTTCGACCTGCCGGTCGATGAACGCCTGCGTCGCCTCGCAGTACCAGTCCGCGATTGCCGACTGCAACTCGATCGCCCGTTCGGCGAAGGTGTCGCCCAGCGCTCGGGCGCCGGAGTTCGCATCGCCCCCGAGGTTGAAGAGCATCTGCATGAGGGCCTTCGCCATCTGCTCGTCGTGGTAGCGGATCGAGGCGATCGTGTCCGGCAGGGACCCTTCGACCCCGGCGATGCGCAGTTTGCCCGGCCCGGCGCCGCCGCCTACCGTCGAGGCGCGGATTTCTTCGGCCTTGCGCGCCAGCGATTCGATCTGCGGCTGGGAAGCGGCGGGGTCGACCTCAAACCAAGGGATGCCCATCGCGTTGCGCTCATGCTTGACGGCGTCGACCCGGATCAGGGCGTCCTTGACGAGGAAGTTCCGGTAGCAGGCCCGCAGCACCGACCGGCCGACCTGATCGCCGTCGTCGGCGGTGTCCCAGAGGTAGACGAGCAACCGATCGGCGGTCAGGGTGCGGATGCCGCCGACAGGCGCGCCCATGACGCGACCGCCGCTGAAGCCGAGGCCCCCGGCCATCTGTTCGATCGCCTGAAGGTCGCCGTGGTCGTCGGTGCGGATGCCGATGATCGAGCGGGGCGGACGGGTGCCGAGCTTCTTCAGGTGCAGTAGGCCGTCCTCGCGTAGCTCCAGCACTTCCTCGAAGTGGTAGTGGCCCTGGCCGACGGCGCGCAGGGCGTGGCCTAGATGGCGGTCGTGGTTGAAGCCGCCACGGCGGGCGATCGCGTCCTCGTCGCCGCGCACCGGCAGGTTCAGGTCTTCGTGGCCGAGGGCAACCGCCTCAGGGCGGGCCTCGGCGGGATCCAGTTCCCAGCGGAAGCGCCGGATCGGCAGGAAGGTCGCGAGCAGCAGTCCCTTGACCTGCGCGTCGGTCGTTTCCATGCGCTCGTTGACTTCGACCGACCGCGGCCACTGAAGCTCGGCCGCGAACTCCCGGTCGTCCATGAAGTAGGCCCAGTCCGGGCGGCCGCCGAAGCCGCCGAAGGGCGACAGAACGGCGCCGGGTACGCCCTGCTCGGAGGTTGGCGCGGCGCGGACGACCTCTTTGGAGGCGGCGGCAGAGACGGGGCCGGACTTGGCAGCGAGGCGTTCGCGGGCAGCAGCGATAGCGGCGGGGTCAGCCATTGGCACCCGTGAAGCTAGCGAAGGTGCCGTACCCCCCAGAACGCCGTCGGCCCGCCAGTTGCGCTGTCGCCAGCGAAGCAAGCGGGCCTAGGGCGATGAACCGCGCCACCGCTGCCAGATCCTACATTTCGCCATGCAGGGCGCCATGAAGGACTAGGCGAGGGTCACACGATGGGCGCAGCCTACCATGCATTTCCCCGGTTGACAAACCGCAAGTGAAGGCGCTACCCTCGTAGGCATGAACCGCTACAGCTTGGAGGCTTTCATGAAACGCATGCTCATTTTACTGATCGCGTTGCCTATCTTCTGGATAAGCAGCCCAGCGCAGGCCCGCCTTGTGCAAGAAAAGACCCTAGTCGCTAAACCCAGACTCCAAACCTGGGAATCGACCGACAGAGGTACCGCCGTCTACGTGACCGTCCTCGGCCGCAACGGCGAAATTGAACAACATTGGATAAGCGGTTGCAAGGCAAACTATCCAGACCGAATCAATCGTCTATATGTCTGGGTTCGCATCAAGGAATGCGGCACCCCAGGCCGACATCCTTACATCGTTCGATACCTGAGTGCCAATGGTCGCCAGAAATTCAGAATCCGGCTAACAGAGGCCAATTAGGTTGCAAGTAGGAGATAGCTGTACCGAGTCGACCCCGCGGCATACTTCGCGCTCGGCGCAACCCCGCCATCACGCCTCGCCCGCATCTTGATTGTGTGTTTGGCTGCACTAAGCGCAAGCACATATGGCATCGAAATTGAATGAGGGAACCCCGAGCCTTCTGGAATGGCCCCAATCTGTGCCGCCGCGGTCTGATCTTCACTGTCGAGACGTATGGTGCCCTTCAAATGCAAGGTAGGCCCACCGGAAGCTTCGCTAAATGTCCAAGTTGCATTGATGATTAAGAGACTTGCGACAGCTGGGGTAATTTCCAGCGTGGTCCCCGGAATATCTGCATAGGAGGCGTTTTCAACCGGTTTTTCTTCAGATGCCTGTATCAGGCCCGCTGCAGGACTTAGGTTGCGGCTCCCCCACTTCAGAGCGTCAAGGGCTTCCGCCAGCGCTTTGATCTGCGTCGGCCCGTCCGGTGCGTTGGCATCAGTCGGGTACGGCAGTTTGTTGACGGAGGTTTCGCCCACGGGGTGGAGCCTACCGCCCGCCGAAGACCCCGAAGAAGACGAAGCTGAGCGGGCGCCCCCATCCAGAGGGCCGCACCGGCAGCTATCAGGACCGATGCCTACCCGCTCAGCAGTTGTGCGGCGACCTGAGGGCCGCTAAGACTGCGGGGGTGCCTCGCCCTTGCCGGAACCGTCTGTGCCCGGCTCGCCGTCGCTCTAGCCCTCTGCCGGGGCCTCCAGTGAAAGCGCCGAAGGCAAAAGGGTCAGGAACTCGCCCTCTGCGTAGGACTCCCCGTGGAAGGTCGCACCGGTGGTCAGGCGCAGGACAACGTGGCCGCGATCAACTGGCGGGCACTCGGAGGGATCGGCGATGAAGCCAGCACCCTCGCCGTCCTGCACGATCCAGGCCGCCTTGCCTGGCTCGAAGCCCTCGGGGTAGTCGGCCGTCGGGGCCTCGCCGACGTCCCCGGCAACCTTAAGCGGAGCGTTGGGAATAAGGATCATCTGCGCCGTCAGCAGTTCGAGGTACGCCTCAGCGTAGGCGTCTCCCGCTTCGCTCAGAAGCTCGGGGGCACGGGGGTCGTCGGTCGCCATCCCGTTCGCATTGCGCAGGTTGAGCAGCGCGCGGTCGGCGTTGTCGTGCAGGGCGACCAGCTTGCGGGCCTGATCGTTGTCCATTGGGTAGTCCTCTCTGTGGAAGGGGAGCGGCGCCGAGGGCCAGTCATCCCCCGACGCCGCCTTATGTCTCCGGCGGGGACCCTACCGCGCTTCGCGGCGTAGGGCTTCGCATTGCGCGCCCCGCCAGTGGATCGTCTCGCAGGTGTGCTGCTGGGACCCGGCGCCGAAGATGCCGCCTGCGATCGCCAGCACGACGAGCAGCAGGACGATCGCTCCGAGGGCGAGGACAGTGACAGCGCGAGCGACTGACATTACGCAGAGCTTAGCTGGGCAGCTTGCGCTTTGTCAACTGCGTCAGCGGCACGGTGGCAGATACCGCAAAGCCATTCGACATCGAGAGGGCGAGCGTAGTCCGGGTGATGCGCCTCGATCTGAGCGCGGCCGTCTGCGCCCTTCTCCGGCCTTGCGCCGCAGTTCTGGCACTCGGACGGGCGGACCAGCGTTCCAGCCGCGAGCGCATCTCTGACGGCACGATGGGCGGCTTCGCGCTCTGGGTTGGCAGCATAGTCGGCTCGGCGAGCCTCACGCTCGGCGTCTGCGTTCCGGTCGTAGTGGCGCCTCGCCGCCGCTCGGTGCTTCGCCGCTGCCTGCGAGGACCGGCGCTGCTCGGCGATGCGGGCGTGTTCGCATCGCTTGCAGATCGCTCGCCGCCCGTCCTTGACTCTGCGCTCGATGTGGTAGTCGGTGAGGGGCTTGGACTCCCCGCAGGCTCGGCACGTCTTCACGGAGGCGAAGCTACCACCTTTTCTCGAACAGGCCCGCCGTGATCGGCTCGTCTATAGCCCGAGCGGGATCAGCGTCCTCGTCGCCAGCGAACACCATCGCCTGCGAGCCGGGATGCCCGCCCACCGATAGCGCCTCCCTTATGAGCACGTCGACCCCGTCGAGGCGGTCATCGTGGCGCTGCATCGGCAGGCTGGTCCACTCCTCGGCGAGCGTCGTCTCTTGCTCGCGGTCGTCGGGGCCTGACGTCTTCGCATGCCAGGCGTCCTCGGTGACGCGCGCCCAGCCGCCCTTGAAGTAGGTCCCCAGCTGGCCCAGCCGTTCCGTCTTCGACCCCTCGCCCACTTTGTGCGGGTGCAGCAGCGGGCGCAGGCTCGGGTCGCCGACTTCAAAGGCGCCGCGGGCGTACTTGTCCAGGGCGACTTTGCTGATGCCGATCCCGCCGACGTGGCCCTGCTCGCGGCGGCTCGCCACCATCGCCGACAGAAGCTCGACCTGCTCGGTCGGCTCCATGCGCGCGGCGAAGGACTCGACGATGTCCAGGTGCGCTTTGGTCAGGATGCCGACGGTGATCGTGAAGAAGCTCGGGTCGGGGTCGACTTCGGCGCCGGGGGCCGGGTCGATCGAGAAGAGGTAGGTCCGTCCCATCGTGGGGACGTCGGAGAGGGCGATCCGCGTCACCCACGCCTCGCGCAGCAGCGTCCCCCCCTTCGTCGCCGAGCGCAGCAGGTGGATGATCGGGAACTGGAACGGCTTCTCGGATAGCTCCCGCAGCAGCCGGGGCCGGGGCCACTTCTCGGGCAGGGCGACGATCGCCGTCGGATCGCGCGGGTCCTCGGGCGCCTCTTCGGGGTTGCCGGGGACGTGCAGGCTCGGCCGACGCAGGACCCGGTAGCTCGACCTGGCGGCCACCGTCGACAGCAGATCCTTGGAGTGGTTGAAGTTCCCGGCAATGATCGCCTGCCCGTTGGCGACAAGGCGGGTCGTGACTTCGGTGTCCCAGCGGTTGAGGGCGTCCCGCTGTTTGGCGGCCGATTTCGCCGACCCCGGCGTGACCATGTCGTCGCCGATGAAGTGGTTGAGCCGGGCGCCCTGCACGGTGGTTTTGATCCCCTTGGCCTGCCAGGTCGGATCCTTCGACGGCGTCCCGCGGCGCACGATGATTTCCTCGTCGGTCCATTTGTCCTGCTCGGGGTCCGGCTCAACGAGCGGGCGACCGTGGACGTCGACGAAGTCGCGGCGCAGGTCGGGGTTGTTCTCGATATGCCAAGCGATAACCGAGAGGTTGCGTTCGGCAAGCTCTTGCAGTTCGGACATCAGCGCGCCGTGCAGGGCCGACAGCTTGCCCGCCTGCGCGTAGCGGTAGGTGAGCCAGAGCGGATAGACCTGGCTGACCATCGTCGTCTTCAGAAACTCGGGCGGCGTCATGATTACGCCTCGGCGGACGCTCATGGCGAAGGCGAGGATCTGGCGCGGGACCTCGGGGAGGACGACGGTCCAGCCGTCGTCGTAGGGCCTGATGTAAGTCTCGCCGAAGAAGACGGGGTTGGCGCAGGCGAGGGCCACTCGCTTTTCCCGGCGCTCGGTGGCGGTCGGGCCGGTCACAGGCTCCCCGCCTTCGCCTTCTCGATCGATTCGATCATGCGGATGACCTCGTAGTCCTCATGCCGCAGGGGGACGCAACCGAAGGTCCCCTCGTCTCCAAGCTCCGCAGCACCGATGCCTAGCCCTTCCCGCTTCAGCGAGTACCAGCCGGTCCCCTTGCGGGACTGCTTCACCGAGACGATCAGCCAACAGCTGCCGGTGTTCGGGTTGATCGCAATGTCGCCCTCTTCGGGTGGGTCGCGGTAGCCCGTGTCTTCGTCCCAGCCGGTCCACCACGTCGTGCGAGTGATGAGGCCGGGTGTGCAGCCCCGCATGCGCTACTCGTCGACGTCGATGACCGGCGGGATCACGTTGTGGCACTCAGCCGGGCGCCCTGGCCCATCGAACGCGAGGCCGAGGGCACGACAGAAGTCGATAACCGCGCGGCGGGCATCCTCGCGCCGCGTGAAACCCTCGCCACCGACCGCGCTGATCTGGCCGTTGCCTGCCCGGAAGCGCCAGCCGAACTCCGGTCCGCCGCCCTTCGGGGTGTCGAGGACCGGGGCATGGCCGCCCGGTTCGGAGAAGGGGCCGCGGCAGATGCAGGGGTCGGGCGGATCGTTCGTGGCCGGGCAGTCGGCGTCGTGCATCTCGACTACCTGCGGGTAGACCTCGAAGCGGGGATCGTTCGCCATGAGCGCAGTCTAGACGTCGATCAAGTCGTGTTCTTCGGCGGCTTCGAGGAAGTGGCCGTAGATCGGATAGTGCGGGCGCAGGGCTTCGCAGAAGGCAACCAACCCGTCTTTCGCCGCGGCGCGCGCATCGCGGATCGACTGCTGCGCATGCTCGGGCGCCGACCGCACCCAGCGCCGGTAGCCGCGGTGGGGCATGTCGACGAATTCCAGGCGGCTGCGCTCGAAGTCCAGCCCAAACCAGAGGAAGTTGAGCAGGTTGCGACGTTCGACGCAGTCCATGAGAGGAAGCCTAGAGGGCGCGGAGGCGAAGCAAGGGGAGAGGCCGCATAGACCCCTCCCCTGCCCGCTGGTAGCCGCTCAGAGCGTCAGGCGGCCTGCTCGCCGTCGCCCTCGGCCGGGGTGCCCTGACCGTCGGCGGGTGCCTCGGCTCCCTCGGCAGCGCCGCTCGGCTGCTCGACGCCCGACTCGGAGTCCCCGGCTGCGGCCTGCTCGCCGTCGGGCTGCTCGCCTGCCTCGGCGGCCTCGGCCTCCGGCTCGGGGATCGACTCGACCTCGCCGTAGCTCAGGTCGGAAGGGGAGTGGGCCGTGTTCGCGGTGACGATGAACTGCTCGCCCTCGCTGATCGACTCGGAGCGGACGACGGCACCGTCACTCGCGTCGATGACGTCGACGGTCGTCTGACCGTCCTGCACACGGGTCCTGAATTGCATCGCATCCTCCATTCGTAGGGTTCGGGCGCAGCCTACAGGGCTGCTTGCGGTTTGTCACGTCGCTTGGCGCGACCTGCGGCATCGCCTGCTTCGCCTCCATGCGAGCCAGGGCTGCTGCGACCTCTGGCCTCACGCCTCGGTGGGCCGCACCTTCAGATGCGCCTCGAAACCCTCAGCTGCTCGGTCGACGGCTAGGTCGATCGCGTCGAAGCGCTGGAGGTCGGGCCAGACCTGACAGGCCGGTCCCTCGCGCCAGACGACCAGATAGGCCAGGTGGCGGGGGTCGATGTCGTCCTCGACTTCGAGGAAGCGGATGAACGCCCACGGCCCTTCCTGCTCACAGAGGATGCGCAGACCCTCAATGAAGTCGGCGACTGATTTGCGCGCGACAGCCTCGTCGAACGCCTGCCCGCCTGCGACCTTGCGGCGAAGCTTCTCGATCGGCTTCACGCCGAGAAAGCTACCGGCGGTGGCGGACCCGATCAGGGCGTCAGCTGGTCGCGGTTCGCGGGATCCCTGGCAATTCCTCGGCCTGCGGGATAACCCGCCGGGACTCGAAGTGCCAGGCGCCGCCGCGCCAAGTCGAGTCCTCGCCCATGAGGAGCGGAGAGTGGACGGCGAGAATGTCCTCGGCGCGTATGAGAAGGCCGTTAACCCGGACCCAGGCCCCGGTCGCCGAGACGCGCTGCACCTGCCCCTCAACCCGATTGCCAGCCGCTTCAGTGAGGGTCAGAGAGACGCGTTTGCCCGAGGCCCAAAAGCGGCGCAACTCCCAGAAGATCGAATTGAGAGGCCGAATCAACTCCATGCCTGGGGTCACGCTCACGCTGAGGCCTCTGCGCTCGCCTCGACCTCGGGCGACTCGATCGGCGGCAGAAAGTCCTCGGGGGAGAGGTCGTCAGGAAGGGCGGCGGCCAGGAACGTCTCTTGCGCGCGGCTCGCGAGGTCGGCATCCGCCCCAGCGGGCTTGCGGTCCTGGGGGTCGACCTTGACCTCGACACGGCGCCCCCACTCGCCGGGGTAGCGCCTCTCCAGCCAGGTCATCGCGGCCTGCCAGGTGTCGGGCATCGCCTTGCGGACCTGCTCGACTGCGAAGACGACGGCGCCAGCGTCCGCCTTTTCTACTTCCTCTCGAAACTCACGGAGGCGGCGCTGGTCGTCGGTCAGCTGCGCGTCCTCCATGTCCGCGTACTCCGCCCCCTGAGCTACCCACCGATAGAAGGTGGCCTCACTGATCCCTGCTGCTGTGGCGGCTATGGCTCGCGGAACCCCGATGCTGATCGCCCCAATGACAGCCTCTCCCTTCGTGACCAGCTTGTCGGGGTCACGGGGGTCGGTGATCTTGTCGTCGATCGCGAGCGGTCTACCCACGTCAGGAAGCCTAGCGCCCTGTCGCCTCGTAATCGAGGATGCGCTGCCCGATCCATTCCGCGATCTGCGGCACTAGGGCGTTTCCGAGGGCGCTAAGTCGGTCCACCCGAGCGGGAACCCCATCAGCCACTCGACCCACGTCGGGTTCAGGCCAGGTACCGAGGCTCTCGGCGCAAGGCCCCGACGCAGACGCTCGGCTCTGAGCACAGCGCGACCTAACTCGTTCCCGCTCGGACCCTGTCGTCGACGCCGACCTCGAACCGGCATCCCGTGCGGGGTAGGCCACAAGCCAGAGGCGGTCGCGGCGGTGAGCGGCGCCAACGGCCGAAGCGGGTATGCAGTCCCACTCCGCGTCATACCCGAGCGCGGCCAGGTCCCGAAGAACTCGGTCGAGGCCCCGAGAGCGGATAGCTGGGACGTTCTCCACGACCGCATATCGCGGTCCAAGCTCGCCAATAATCCGTGCGAACTCGGACCAAAGACCCGAGCGGGCGCCGTCGATCCCCGCGCCCCGCCCGGCGAGGCTGATGTCTTGGCAGGGGAAGCCACCGCAGATCAGATCGACGGGGGGGAGGTTGTGGGCACCGACCTCGCATACGTCGACGAAGCGCTGGGCCTCGGGAAAGTGGCGGGCGAGGACGGCACGGCAGAAGTCATTCTGCTCGACCTGCCAGACCGTGCGCATGCCGCAACGCTCGAAGCCGAGGTCGAAGCCACCGATCCCGGCGAAAAGAGAGCCGACCGTCAACGTCATTCATCCGGCCCTTCCTCTCCCACCCAGGCCATGCCCTCGTCGACAGGCGGGCTGTCCTCAAAGAGCGCGGCTGCTGGCGCGACTTCAAGGCCCAGCTGTTCGGGCTGTGGCTGCGGCGCCCCTGTGTTCGGCCCCACCGTCCCCTTTTTGCAGGCGTCGCAGTAGAAGACGTCTGGCGGCCCCAGAAGCTCCCAGCGCTCAGCACCGCAGGTTGGACAGATGTCTTGGCGGCGCGCTTGACCGTCCTCGGGCGGGCCGGGGCCGTAGTTGAGGACGCGCTCGGCGTGGCGAGCGGTAGCCGCGCTCATAGGACCTTCATCCCCACTTCCTTCGCCGCTTGGCGGGCCTGCTCTGCCAGCGCCTCGGTTGGAACGACCAGGACTCGGTCGACGCCCTCCATGACGTCGCCGAGGTCGGACGCCTGTGGGTCCATGACGTAGACCTTGCCAGGCGGGCATAGCTGCGACACGCGAATCTGGAGGCCGAAGCGCTCGATCGTGTACTCGGCAGCGACCAGGCGCTCTAGCTCGCTGATTATGTCTGCACCGAAGTCGGCCATCAGCCGCGCGCCTCAGCTAGGAGCAGGCCCATCGCTATCCCGTCAAGCCACAGAGACGCGGCGGCGCTGACGGGAGATTCGCCGACGTCGAGCAATTTCTGGGCGACCACTTCAGCCATTTTCGCGCCCTGCTCCAATTCGTAGGGGTCGAGGTCAAGGCCGCTGTAGACCGGCGACGCCGTATTTATCTCGACGGGGGTCGCACTATCGGCGCCAGCGGCGAGCTTCCGATCATTTAGCCGTATCGCAGCAGCTTCGATGGGGCCAGGCATCGCTCAGTCCCTCTTCTCGTAGGCGAGGACGCAGTCCGCCGGGACTACCTTCTCGTCGCCGATCTTGGCGAAGTGCTGGGCGTGGAAGTAGACGCGGTCGCCCGCTTGGACCGGCAGCTTTACGTCGCTCCCGACCTCAACCACGACCGCGACCTCCGTGTCGGCTCCGCTGATGTCTGGCGGCACCCATAGGCCCTC